TAACCTCACTACCATTATTTAATCTAAAGTGTGACTGAGAATCCTTATCCTTAGAGAAACCAACATTAATCCATTCTGGCCATTGAACTAAAAACCCCCTAACCTTATTGGTCATTTCCTTGGCGGTGTCTAATTTATTAGCGATGATTAATATTTTTTCAGGTTTCTTTGGTGATGCGAATTGTAATTTCTTACTGGCCCATGCTGCGGTTGCAGTTGATACACCAGCTTGTCGATACTTTAATGCTAAATTCTCATTGTAGTCGTCATAATCCCGAATTAGTTGTAATTGGTCTGGGAATAATTCGAAAGGAACAAACTTTTGTTGCGTATTATCATACGTCTCCAAATACGTCTTTAATGCGTATGGGGTGTCTTTAAGACATTTAGAATACTCTTGTATTAATTCCTTTTTCGTCATATAATATAAATATGTGGAATTGTCATTTACCCTTAGAAATAGTATAGACCAAAAAAAAAGGGAACTAAGTTCCCTTTTTGTTAATTATTTTTCTTTAATTTAGACTTATACCTAATCCACTTAAAAAGTCACCTAAATCATCATCATTAAAACCGTCCGAGATGTCTTCCATACTATCTCTAAAAGATTCCATAGCGTCTTCAGCGTCTTCACCTTTCATTCTTTCGATAATGCCGTCAACTAATTGTTGTAGTGTTTGCCTACCTTGGTTAGTTCCTTTAATAACTTCATTAGCCAATGACAATAATGTCTTAGCATCTAATATTACAAACTCAGCGTAAAGTGCGTTCTGTAAAAATTTCTTATCTTCATCGATTAAGATGTCTTGTGGATAAGAGGCTCTAAATCTGTCCCATATTGCAGGTCCTAAACGTAAATCCCATATCTCTTTATCTAAAGTATCCTCCATCTCCATAACTTTCTCCGCTTGTTCAGATGATAAGTCGTTCATTGAGTATGACCCTAAATATTCTTTAATTCCTTTAATTAATTCGTGTAGTAATATTGGGAATGATACTGCGGTTGCTTTGATTGTTGGTGGGTCTGTTTCCATATCCACTTCTTCTCTTCCACCTACAGGTGCTTCACCACCACCAGGTGCTCCACCCGGTAACATCATACTAGCAGGAACCTGCCAATACAACATATCGTTCGCCGTCATCATTACACCATATTGGTTAAATAATTCGTCTGAACCTGTTAATGCTCTTAGTTCCTGTTGAACTAACGCGTACATATAATGTCCTCTTTTTGATGAACCTTGCATGATTGAATTAATAAAACGTCTTTTAGCCCTTTCTAATTTTAAATCGTCGAAAGTTTCAAACGCTTGTTCCTCAACCTCAAAATCTTCTTCTTCTGTTTCCTCAGGTGTTTGTGTGAAATCATCTTGTTTAACTTGACCCATTCCCACTAACTTAGCGGATATCATGAATCTTTTCTCAGGATGGGACTTAATACCCCACTCTCCCGGAGCGATTTCTTCTAAACCCTCTTCGGCTATAACTAAACTGATTGCTAATTTCTCTAACTCAGACTTGTGTTCTGCCTCAGTTCTTTGAATACTAGTAAACGATTGTCCAATCAATGGCATCAATTGCATAACGCCACTCATACCTGTTCCTACGTTTTCAACTCCCGTAGCGGATTTTAATTTTTCAACCACCTGAGCATATCTCTCAGATGCTAATAATTCTTGAAAATTATCTGGAATCCCATCTTTGTCAACGTCAACATCTAATGCTGGGTTGTCAGATAATGGGGTTGTTTTGTCAGCTAAAGATTTCTCTATAGATGGGTCGGGTCTCTGTGGACCGTCAAATTGCATCGGCATCTCGTCTAAGTTTTTCTTGATTTCAGCTAAGATACTGCTTTTTGATATAAATCCTAAATTCTTCATCTTATTTTTTCATTTTAGGATGTTTAGACCCTCTTTGTTTTGGTAAACCACCTAATGTTTCATCACCACCAGCAAAAGAACGACCATTTTCTTCTAAGTCTTCCTCTTCCATTTGTGCCTTTGGTTTCGGCGCGTGTTTAGGTTTAATAATTGGTTTTCCAGGTTTAATACCAGGTATTGTAGTTGGCTTAACAGGTGTCTCTACAGGTGAATTACCCACTAAAGACCCTAATTTTCCGTCAAATAAATCAAAATTCATAAATTCAGGTAGTGTTTCGGTTTCTATTTCGGCTAAGATAGGTGTTTCTCCTGTAATCTCACTAAGATATTTTAGTAATTCTTTCTTAGTTGTTTTAGATTCGGACACAGACCCTGACATAGATTTATTACCTTTGGTTTTACCTCCGATATTACCTTTCTCATTTGGTTGTGCGAAACCTGTATGTCCTGATTTAGAAACGGCCTTAGATTGTGTTCCTGCCTTTACAAACTTAACACTATTAAGTGTACCGTCTGTTTTATCTAAACGGTTATCTGAAACTTTACTAGACTCTACCGTCTTATCCCATCCCTTATCCACTGAAAGTGGTTTTTGGTATTTAGAGTCTTCGTCTAAATCCGTTTCGATGGTATCTTTATCATCATCTTCTTCAGTTGCCGGAGCGAACATTTGAACCAACATATTGAATTGTTCTTTGAAGTGAGACCTTAAATATGCTCGTTTTCCGTTATCGATTAAACTATTCTTGTCTATTTGATACTCTTCCCATTCGGACCAGTAGATATCAACCGCACTTTCAACTGCGGATTCAAGTTCATCACTAAATGGACTTGGCATTGTTTCAGGTTCCCCTAAATCACTATGGACCGAACGATTAAATGCCGTTTGGTCTGATGAGCCCCACTCATTAATTTCACCTTTAGTCGTTTCCTCAGAAACTTCGATAGTGTCGTCAGAGTTAACTTTATCTTTTATCTTATCTACGTTTTCCGCACTTACTTTGAAAGTAGCCTCACTAAAAATACGGGAATGTAATACATTCACTTGTTTTTTAGTTAATGAAGATAGCGTATTATCTGAAAATCCTTCAGATAATAATTCATTGTAAAATTTATTATTCTTCATTTTCTTTAATTAAATTTGTCATTTTATCGAACTCTAAGATTAAATCACGTTCGTATAATTTATCTATGATGACCTCTAAAGATTCACCATATCTAAACACTAACCGTGTTTTATCTTCCTTTAATATCTCATCGGTTTCAGCGTCTTCCCACGAAAGTGCGATTACATCCTCGACCGAGTCATACACACAAAAGTAATCAGAGTTTTGAATTAAGTGTAGTTTTAAGTTAGACTCTTTTAATGAGCCGACCTTACTTATGTATTGTAATTCAGGTGGGTGTGCGTTTCCATATGCGGGTACGGTATCCCATCCATCACCAAAAGGTTCGCAGTCCGAGTACCCGAAGATAAACTCATATACGTTATTACCTAAGTAGTTAGGCCCTAATTCGTTTACATAAATCAATTTCATATTAGTCTACAAAGTATTTACCCAAAACGTTATCAATTTTCGTATCCATGTCAGTCTCATTTAAATCACCAAAAATCATTTTCCCTAACGCGTCGATATTATCATGTGTCGGGTTAATGTCTTTTAAAACTGATGATAATTTTCCTGTAGTATCTACAGAGTCAGACTTATCTAATTCTCCCGCGATTTTATCAGTACCTTTAGATACTGCTTGAGATGCGAACGAATTAATTTGTTTTCTACCTTCAGGGTTTGTTGCGTAATACTTAACGAATTTACCACCTAATTTAGAAAGTCCGTCCATAAATGCACCTTCATCTAAATCACTTTCAACGATTTCATCAGATTCTATATCTAATAATTCACCTAAATCTGCGATTGGAGTTTCATCCATCTCATCATCTAATCCTTCCATGTCAAAATCCATTTCTTCGTCGTCTAACCCAATCTCTTCAGAGTCCATTGATGACTCCTCGTCAGACTCAATTTCGAAATTTTCTAACTCCTCAAAGTTAGTCATCACATCAGATAAATCCTCCTCATCTAACCTAGATAAATCCACGGCAGATATGATTGAATTTAAAACATATTTTATGTCAGAAGAATCTAGGTCTACTTTCATCTCTCTAAGAGCTTGACCTAATTTCCCTGTTAATTTTTGTACTTTTTTTAGTTTACCGTCATCGTCACCGATTCCAAGGTCTTCCGTTGGTTCGTCACCGATTTCAGATTCGTCAGAAACTTCATCACCTAATCCTTCAACATCGAATTCCTCTTCACTCCCCATTTCAGGTTCAGTATTCATAGGTTCGATTTCCATCTCAGGTTCGTCAGCCATAATTGGTTCCGGTGTTGGTTCCGCAGCTGGTTTCTTTAATACGAATTTAGTTTCATTTAAAACTGGGTCTTCCTTCCCTTCATTAAATTGTTCGTTTAATGGTTTTAACATTAAGTTAATCTTCTTTAACGCACCTGCGTAAGAATTAAATCTATATCTGTTTCTGTTTAACATACCGTCAACGTAATCTAAAGTAGTTTCATTTAGCCCTACCTTAACGTAGTAACCGTCATTTTCTTTTACGATTGCGTATGTATTACCGTCTACGGCGTTTTTTGAGTATTCGGTTTTAGTTTCATTTAATTTTGAACTTTTACTTCCGAAGTTAGCGATTTCGATAATTCTTTGAATTTTCTCGTCACCTGTAAGTTTTTCACTTCCTAATGGTTTCATTATAATGTTTTTTAACTATTAATAGTTTATGTTGTATATACCTCTATAAATATTAAAGAAATAGTAAAATGGTAATTAATCCTCGATATTAATCTCATCTAACGATAAAGACTTATCAACTAAGTCGTTTTTGGTGTCTAAAAGCTTACCAATATATCCATTTCTTCTAAGGAATTTAAATACTAAATTCTCATATGAGTACTCCCCATATTCTTCAAGACCTGTCGAACGGAATCGTTTTAATTTTTTTCTAATTTTGTCGATTGATTTGACCACTTCTTCGATGTCAGAACTACCTTTCGATTGTTCGACAACCTCGTCAATGATTGACATCCATTCGGATACCTTAGACATTAGTTTTTCCTCGTCGGGTTGTCTACCCCCCGGTTTTGGTTCCACTAACCACTTATCTTTTAATACTGAATAAACTCCTGACGAGAAATGAGCTTCTGTTTCGTCCTGGACATACAGTTCAACCTCAAACCCTTTTACTGTTATATCGTGAGAAGTATTCCAATTGATTTTCTTTGAATTAAAAAACTCTTTAATGAATGATACGTTTTCCCCAACCTCTTCAAAATCTAATACTACGTGCAAATCCACATCCGAAAAATCAGACCAATTATAATTAGATAACGACCCAGTCATAATGATATCGGCAATCTCTAACTCTATGACTAAGAATTCTATGAAGTCGTCAGAAATAGTTAATAATTGTTGTCTAACGTCTCTTTTCATTTGAGGGTTTCCTGTCGCTCCGTCCCATACGTCACCACATAACACTTCTTTAGTGTTGAAGGAATGTATTATTCTTTGTTCTCCGTTATTCTCCATCTTCTTCTATTTTAGTATATTCGAACGCTCGTCCGATATTTTTATTGAAGAAACTTCCTTGGGATTCTGACATTCTTAGTTTAGTGAAAACATCCCACGGTACCTCAGCGTATTCATACTTCTGTCCGTTTTTAAATTCCATTAACAATGTCTTAGCATCCGTATGATACTCCGCAGACGTTAAATTAGATGATTCGATGAACACCTTAATTCTCTTTCCGCTAATTTTTTCTGATATAATAGCCATATTCTGTAGTATTTAAATAAATATCTAAAAATGTAGTAAATAATCGATTATAAATAAAGGGCATAAAAAAACCCCCATTAAGGGGGTTTTAATTAACTTACATCTTCATAATCAACATCCGTCGTTCCGTCACCCTCTTCTTCGGGGGTCTCATAAAGTCGAGTGGTGATTTTAGTCCATACCTCTTCTAACTCTGTCTTTTTACTCTTAATGAGTAATATGTCTTTAGAGTCCTTGGCGTCGGTCAAGGATTTATTAAGTTCGATTAGTAACACTTTTTCTTCATCACTAATTTTATCCCCTAATTCCTCCATTTGTTTTTCAGTAGTGAAAATATAGGAATCCGCTTCGTTAATAGTGGTAACTTCCTCCTCTTTTTTCTTATCTTCATCTCGATTTAATTCCGCTTCGTCTCTCATTTTTTGAATTTCTTCCTCTGATAAACCGGTAGACGATTCGATTCTAATTTTTTGTTCTTTACCAGTCCCCTTATCGGTTGCCGATACACTAAGAATCCCATTGGCGTCGATATCGAAAGTTACCTCAATTTGAGGAATACCTCTTGGAGCCATTGGAATACTTTCTAATTTGAAAGTACCTAAAGTTCTATTATCCGTGGCCATTGGTCTCTCCCCTTGTAATGCGTGGATTTCAACGATTGTCTGGTTGTCCGATGCGGTTGAAAATGATTGAGATTTCTTTGTCGGTATTGTCGTGTTAGATTCGATTAATTTAGTCATTACCCCTCCCATTGTTTCAATACCCAACGATAATGGGGTGACATCTAATAATAGGACATCGGTTACATCACCGGACAATACACCCCCTTGGATTGCGGCTCCCATAGCGACTACCTCATCAGGGTTCACTCCTTTACTCGGAGTTCTTTCGAAGTATTTCTCAACTGCCTCTTGGACTGAAGGAATCCTAGTCGACCCTCCAACTAAGATGACTTCGTCTATTTCTCCTAATGTAATACCCGCATCAGTCATCGCTTTAATACATGGGTCAATCGACCTCTTTACTAAATTAGATGTTAATCTATCAAAATCAGACCTTGTGAAGGTTGTCTCAAAATGGATTGGACCATTTGGTCCAACACTAATATACGGTAGGTTAACACTAGTCTGAGTTGCAGATGATAATTCAATCTTCGCCTTCTCAGCCGATTCACGTACACGTTGTAATGACATAGAGTCTTGTGATACATCAACCCCAGAGTTAGTTTTAATAAGTGAGGTGAAGTGTTTGATAATTGCTTCGTCAAAATCATCACCACCTAACTGAGTATCACCATTTGTGGATAATACTTCGAAAATTCCGTCACCTAATTCTAAGATGGAGATATCGAATGTACCACCACCTAAATCGAAAACGGCAATTTTCATGTCTTTTTCTGTCTTATCTAACCCATACGCTAATGCTGCTGCGGTTGGTTCGTTAATAATACGTAACACCTCTAACCCCGCAATTTGACCCGCCTCTTTAGTTGCTTGTCGTTGGGAATCATTGAAATACGCGGGTACCGTAATGACTGCCTGTGTTACTTCCTCACCTAAGTATGCTTCAGCACTCTTACGTAGGTTTTGTAATACCATTGCAGAAATTTCCTGAGGAACATAATCCCTTTCATTTGCAATAATGGATACAGTATCCCCCTTACCTTTCTTAATTTTATAAACCACGTTTTTGTGATTCTCATTTAACTCCGAATAACGTTTACCGATAAATCTCTTAGCAGAGTATATCGTATTATCGGGGTTTGTTATCGACCCTCTTTTCGCAGAGTTACCTATATTAATGTTTCCGTCATGAAACGCGACTATTGAAGGTGTCGTTCTCGACCCTTCGGAATTAACAACTACTTTAGGTCCTCCAGTCTCCATAACAGAGACACACGAATTTGTCGTTCCTAAATCAATACCAATTACTTTTCCCATATACTTCTTTTTAGTTTACTTATTTAATTAATTGCAAAGATAGGTTTTATTATTGATACTCACAGAATAATTCACTTTTTTTTGTGAAAGTTTGTGAGACTAAAACATTATGTCTATCTTTGTGGTCAATATAAATCAAATTACGAACCAATTTGGTTAAACTGACAAACTGACATATAATATGGACAAAACACTGACATCACTAATAATGTTGTTTTTTAAAGAAAAAGTATTATATTTGTAATAGAAATAAAAACGTAAAACTAAAGACATAGATGGATACAGAATACGATGAACAAGGTGGAGGTAGAAAACTCCCAATAAAAAGACAAAAGAATGATTCTCGTACCCCAGTACTTGATAACTTTTCTAGGGACCTTATTAAATTAGCGGAATTAGGTAAAATAGACCCCGTTATTGGTCGGGATTTAGAAATTCGTAGAGTAGCTCAAATTCTTTCGAGACGTAAGAAAAATAACCCAATCATTATCGGGGAACCTGGTTGTGGTAAAACTGCATTAGTGGAGGGGTTAGCAATAAAAATTCATGAGGGTGATTGTCCTAAGAACCTTGCGGATAAACGTATTGTATCTTTAGACTTAACATCGATAGTTGCCGGTACTAAATACCGTGGACAGTTCGAAGAACGTCTAAAAGCAATTTTAGAGGAATTACAGGATAACGATAATGTTATTGTATTCATCGATGAAATTCATACAATTATAGGTACCGGTAACTCATCAGGCTCGTTAGATGCGTCTAATATAATTAAACCAGCACTATCTCGTGGTGAGATTCAATGTATTGGTGCTACAACATTAGATGAGTATCGTGAGAACATCGAAAAGGATGGGGCATTAGAGCGTAGATTCCAAAAGGTCATGGTGGAAGCGGCGACAATGGAAGAGACACTAATAATCCTTAATAACATTAAAGGGAAATATGAGGACCACCATAAAGTGGTTTATACTGATGAGTCATTAAAGGCTTGTGTCGTGTTAGCCGAGAGATATATCACCGACCGTGAATTTCCTGATAAGGCTATCGACATTTTAGATGAGGTCGGGGCTAAGGCTCAGGTTGAGGTTAAACTCCCTGAATTTTTGGAGGAATTGAAGGAAGAGGTCCATGTTATTAAGAAAAAGAAGTTAGACGTGGTTAAGAACCAAAACTATGAAATCGCAGCGGAACTTCGTGACCAAGAGAAGAAACTACTCAGTAAATTAGATACCGAGAAGACTGAGTGGGAACGTAAACAAAACGAAGATAGGACTAAAATCTATGAGGAGGATGTTTATCAAATAGTCTCAGACATGACTAAAATACCAATTACGCGTTTAGATAGTAATGAGTCGGAATCTCTTTTATCGTTAGAAGATAATATTAAACAGAACGTAATTGGTCAGGACGAAGCAGTTAAGAAAATAGCAAAGGCTATCCGTAGAAATCGAGTGGGAATTAAAGAACCAAACAGACCGATTGGGTCGTTTATATTCTTAGGGTCTACTGGAGTTGGTAAGACTCACTTAGCAAAGACACTGGCTCGTGAAATATTCGGCGATGAGTCGGCGATGATTCGTGTCGATATGTCGGAGTTAATGGAGAAACATTCTGTCTCTCGTTTAGTGGGTTCACCCCCAGGATATGTAGGCCACGATGAAGGTGGTCAGTTAACCGAACAGGTTAAGAATAAACCATATTCGGTAATACTTTTCGATGAGATTGAGAAAGCACACAAAGACGTGTTTAACATATTACTTCAAGTATTAGATGAGGGTCATTTAACTGACGGATTAGGACGTAAAATTAACTTTAAGAATACTCTTATCATTATGACGTCAAACGTAGGAGCACGTAAGCTTCAGGACTTTGGAACGGGAGTTGGATTCACCACAGATTCTTTGGCAACACAACGTGAGGAATTAACGAAAGGTATCATACAGAAAGCATTGAAAAATGAATTTGCACCTGAATTCCTAAATAGATTAGACGATATAATTGTTTTTAAATCATTAGAGAAAAAACACGTATCTGATATCGTAAAAATTGAATTAGGAAAATTAACTAAAAGGTTAGTTGAACGAGGTTATCGAATTACGATGGGACCATCAATTGCCGAACTAATTTCAGATAAAGGGTATGACAGTAAGTTCGGGGCACGTCCTATTCGTAGAGCGATTCAGGACTACTTAGAAGACTTTATCTCAGAAGAGGTACTTAGACAAAACATAGTGGAAGGTAAAAAATATTCCCTTAAGGTTACTAAAGGTAGTGATAAGATTATTGTGACTGAAAAGTCATAATAATCTTTGCCATTCAAAAATAAAATACTATATTTGTAGATAATAAAATCACAAAGAAATGAACAAAGAAAGATTAGACAGATTCAAAGACCTATTATCAGTACCTAGTAAGTCTGAGCAAGAGCATTTTATGGTTTCACACATCACAGATGTGTTAGATGAGATGATACACTTAGGGTTACAGGTAGATTACTATGTTGATGAAATTTCTAATATATATGTAACAAAGGGGGTTAGTGATTTATACCCCTGTTATATATCTCATACCGATACTGTACATCAAATTACCAACATTAACGTTAAACAAGGGGTCTCTAAGAAACCACCGACATTCGGTAAGAATTTTGGGGATGATGTGTTTGATATCCTTTATGGGTTAGACGATAATGGTGAATTAACTGGTATTGGTGGTGACGATAAATGTGGGATTTTCATTTGTTTGGAGATGGTTAGGAACCTAGAGAGATGTAAGGCGGCGTTCTTCGTTTCAGAGGAAATAGGTTGTATCGGGTCAAACGGAGCGGATTTAGAGTTCTTTAATGATGTGTCTTTCATATGTGAATATGATGCCCCCGGAGACCACTTAATCTCTGAAATATCGTCAGGGGTTAGATTATACGAGTCTAACGGAGACTTTATTAATGATTTAAAACCTGAAATAGAGTCGGCGTTTGGTAATCCACTTATCGAACAATCACACCCATTCACTGACGTAATGGTATTATCATCTAAACTACCAATATGTTGTATTAATATATCGTGTGGTTATTATAATATGCATTCAGAAAGAGAATTTGTTGGAATTGATGATGTTGAAAGAGCAATACAGTCAGGACTGAACATATCCAAATATGGGTATGATGAGAAATACTACTTTGAGGAGTCATCCCCAACTTACGTAAACGACTCATCAGACGACTATTATGAATCGGAAAAAACTACATGGTTAAGTGATGACTTAGTAGTGTTCGATGAAGACAACATGGGTATAGTAATCGAACAATACGAATCTAGACACCATGTCTCGTTAACTGAGAGAGAAATGAAAAAACTTTATACTCTTCTTAAGGAAAAATACGAAGGAGCTCAACTCAATCTATTTTAAAAACTGTTTCGATTCTTTTTTTCTACGAGCGGTTAATCCTTTAGTAAACCCACCATGAATCATAGTACTATCTGTTGGTAGTAACTTCGCAGCTTCGGTATGTTTACCCTTCTTAACTAATTTGATAAATTCTGAACTTCTAAGGTTCGGACAACCAGAATTAAATGATAATGACACTAGTACGTCAAACATATTTTGAGTTATCATATATGAATTTAATCCTTGTTTTTTCCACCCCATTAAAAACCTTCTAACACAATTCGCAGCCTCTGTTGCGTCAACATTTAGTAATTCCTGTGCCTGTTCTTTTGTGATAACATCACCCATTTTCGGCGTCTTACCTGACATCGCTCCTGTATGTCCCCATCCTATTGTTGTTCGACCGTCACCTAAACGATAGGCATTTAAAACAGGACTACCATTGGTCCCAATCGCACCTTCAAGGGATTTTAAATCGGTCCAAAACGTTTTAGACGCTCTAAGTTTAGTTCCGTCCAATAATGTACGGTTATCCTTATTCAACTTATTAGGTGTTTCTATTTTCGTACTCACCACTTTAGGTATTCTATTTGTGATGTATTTAATTGATGGGTAACTTACGTCTTCACCATTAATGTTCGTATTTGAGTACTCTGTAACCTTAACTCGATTAACCTTTCCATCGATAGTCATTAATAAGTCTTTCCCGTCCCACGTTACGATAGATTTACTATATATGGTTATTTTTGCCGGGTCACCATTTAGTGAAACATTGTCCTCACCATAGTGACGTACTAACCCCCCCATTATCCCATAATAACTGACAATGTTCTCTTCTTTTTGTTCTAATAGTCGACCCTCATTCAAGTCTAATGAAAGTTGTTTTAGTAAGTTAACTATCTCACCAATACTAAATAATCGTTTTTCAAACTTCTCACTACCCTTCTCGGTTTCTAACCAAACTACGTGACCCTCATGTTGTATTATATACCCATAATAATAAAGGTATCTACCATCCGAAGTCTTTTTAACATTTTTATCCGTATACCCATTATTTTCCCCATACTTGAACGAATATCGGTGAAATACGTTTCCATCATTTGCTCTGTCCCATTGTCGACCATATCTATCAGATTTCGTACTACTATCATTAGTAATCTCTAACCCTAAAGATAAAATGTGTTTTTTATCATTATTAAATTCTTTAATTTCATCTAAATAATTCATTTCGATGTCCTCCATCATTTCATCCTTCCATGCTATAATCCACGGTTTAAGTTCACCCCATCTGGTATCGTCACTATAGTCGTATCTGGCCTCGTCGTAACTCCAAAGGTCCGCACCTGAACCCACCTGACTATTCAGTTTTTTATCCTGTATTAGGTCTAGTACTGTTAGTTCTTTATTTCTAATTTGAATTAGATAACGAATTAATTTGTCGACTTGGAAGGTATATTCTTTTTGGTATTCCACCTCTTCGAGTCCGACTAGTCTTTCACCAGCATCTAACCACTCATCGTATGATTTGTTTAACGCGTCCTTAAACCCTTGTGCGTGTGACTCAACATACGTTTCTTGGTACTCCTCGGATATTTTTTCCTCCCATTTAGGGAAGTGACTCTGTAAAAGGGATTTTAATTCGAATGCGAAACCATCATTAATGAAATTATGATTGGATGACCTATCTGCGGACGAGGCTTCATGTTTAAAGGTGAAACCTAATTTAGTGAAAAACTCATGTAATTCCAATGCGTGGTCCGCACCTATCTGTATAAGATGGTAACACTCGTCTTGGACGTCCTGATACGCGGAATCCGTATAATATTCATAATCAGCACCATGACTACCGATATCATATAACGAATAATTCTCGGATTGCTCGGCAAAAAACTCAAGCCATTCTGATTCGCTCTCAAACTCAAAAGTTAAGACACCACGTCTACCGATAACCGCAATATTTGTGAGGTATTCCTCACTATATTGAGACTCCATATCGTCCGTCCATTTATTAGTTAATATGTTAAAACACACCTCGTAAAGGGTTAATTCCTTAACCTCTACTTCGTCGTTTTCATTTTCACGTAACGTTTTTCGTCTTTTAATGAAAGTGTCGGTCTCATATTGGTTCTTTTCTGCCCAATCCTTAACGTCCTCTAACTCATCCCCAATCCCGAATGGAACATTCATTTGACCACTAATCCTTTCAACACCCACCACTCTCTCTGACGGAGTATAATAAACAATTGATGAGCTACTTTGACTCCCGATTGATGGCGGTTTCTTAATAATAAGTTTATTGGAAAGTCCCATCAACAATTCGATTGTGAATCCGTTTGGTGATTTCTTTCCATCCTCTTTCTTATTTGGTAGTTCCAAAGATGTTGAACTCTCCTTTAAGTATTCCTTAAGGTATTGGTCATATATAATATTTAAGTTATTTTCCATAATAAAGTAGTTTCCTATGTGTTAAATATAAATATAACCCACATAATATAAATACCTAAGACTATAATCTATTCATCATAAATAAATTTAATTGATTTTAACGAATATTTTATTTATAAGACTTTACTTTGATTTCAAATTCGATACTAGTTATTATACCAGTTTTTATAGTGTAATATATAATACATTAATACAATATAAATTAACTATTATTAAATGCGCATAGAGAATTTTTCAACTTTCTTTTAACCCTCCCACATCATTTTCGATATTTTATTACCAATAAAGGTTGACGGTAATCATTAATTACTTACCTTTGTAGAGTCCTAATTTATTAGGGGTTTAATTTATTGTATCGTAGTAATAACCTGACGGGTCAGACAATGTATCTGAGACATATAACCGGAGTTAACGCTAACGTGGGAGATAGACCCATCAATGATTAATCATTTTTTAATAGTAAATCTCTCACCGAGGAAAACCTTTAAAACAGATTCACAACTGCAGAGGTCGCTAGATTAGACAATATGAAATGTGAGTATTGTCCACTATTAAATTAAAAAGTGTCTT